ATAGTAGTGGAACTACATACTTTGGTCAACGATGGATAGCTAATAGAAGCGCAAGTATATCTAACACAACTTTAGGTGTTATTGAAGGTCCAACAAGTTCTACTTATTGGGAAAATGCAGTTGGTGTTTCTTTTAACACTTCTCCTTCAGCTGGAGATTATTGGGCAATACAACACACAGGAGTTTGTACTTTGAAATGGGGAGTTGGTGCAACAGCTAATTTAAGAAACTTAGTAGAAGGTTCATCTACTGAAGGACAAGGAGCAGATGCTGGAACTGGAGCAGCTCTAACTTTTGGACATATAACCAATACTGTTAACGTACCTAGTGGATTTTGCGAAATATTAATAGGTGTAGTAGAAACTTTATAAATAATAATAATAAATAAAAAAAAACAAAATGGCTTTAAATATACAAGCAAACGGAGAAGCTAAATTAAAGGTGAATGGATTAGATACCGAATTAGCTTCAATTTATTCAAGAATAACTTTTGATTGTTCTTCTGATGGTAATTCAATGTTGGCTTTTCTACAATCATATGGAAGCGAGTCACAATGGTCTTCAAGTCCAGGCTCTCAAGTTTCTATTGAAGGACTAGCGGGTATGCAATATTACGTAGATGTAAGAGAATTTGACCCACCAGCTGTACAATCTTTACAAAGTGTTCATGATGGAGTAAAAGCTCAGTTGGAAGAATTAGGATACATAGTAGAAATAGTAGACCTATAATGACTAAAACATACGCAATATGTAACGTAGCTTCTGATTTAGAAAACGTAGATTTTAAACAAGTGTCTCAAACAACACCGGATACTGTAAGAAAATCTATTGATACTACTCAGTTTGTTATTTCATACAAAAGTACACCTGCGTTTATTAGTAGTGGTTTAGTGGTTCCGTCCTCTATATTAAATCATGAAGAAGCCTTGTCTCTAATGAAAACATCAGAATGGTATCAACCTGAAGAAGAATGAAGTTAAGTAAAAACCTATCGCTAAAGGAGATGACAAAGAGTTGGACTGCTTTGCGTAAAGGTATTGACAACACTCCTACGCCAGAGCACATTGAGAACATGAAGGTGTTAGCAGAAAAGATATTTCAGCCCATTAGAGAATACTTTGGAGTTCCAATACACATTTCCTCTGGTTATCGATCTAAAGCCCTTAATGAAGCCATAGGAGGTAGTAAAACGTCTCAACACAGTAAAGGGCAGGCTATAGATATAGACAGAGACGGTCATTCTCAACCAGATAACTCAGATTTGTTTATCTTTGTAAAAGATAATTTGGATTTTGATCAAATGATTTGGGAATTTGGTACGGATGACAATCCTGATTGGGTTCACATTTCTTACAATCCAGATGGTAAACAAAGAAACCAATTGCTTGTTGCTTACAAAGACAGTAACAACAGAACACGTTACAAACAATGGAAGAAAAAATAAATCAGTTACTGGAGGGACAAGCTATCATCACAACCAAGCTAGAAGAAATTAGCAAGCAAAAGAACGACCACGAAAATAGAATAAGAAGTTTAGAAAAAAAGTTTTGGACTTCACTAGCGATATTCGGAGCAAGTATGGGAACTTTTCTTGAAGCCATATTTGGAAAATGAAAACTAAATTAAAAGATACTAAAGTAGGGCAGTTTTTAAAAACAAAAGCTCCACAAATACTAGACGTTATTGGAGACGTTTTACCAGATAATGGAAGTCTCGGAATCGTCAAAAACCTCATTTCACGAGATCCTGATTTAACCCCTGAAGAAAAAGCAGAACTTCATGCACAAATCGTAGAGGTTTATAAGTTAGAAGTAGAAGATAGAGACTCAGCTCGTAAAAGAGAAATAGAAGTTTCTAAAGTGAAGAAGTTTGATTTGATGTTTAATCTTACAGGATTAGTGGGATTATCTGCTTTTGCTTTCTTAGTTTACGCTATAGTTTATTTAAAAATACCTGAGCACAATAAAGAGATATGGATTCACTTAATCGGTATCACAGAAGGGATAGCTTTGAGTATTACTGGATATTTCTATGGTTCGACTATGAAAGACAAAAAATAATTATCTTTGCAATATAACTAAACTAAAATTTAATCAAATGGAAAAAGTAACAAACGAAAACGGAGTAATGGATGCTGAAGTAAAACAAACTATTGAAGCTGAAGAATTAAAGAATTTGCAAGAATGTCAGAACCAATTTGATGGGTTCAAGCTGCAACTTGGAGATTTAGAAATAAAAAAAGCCATTATATCCGAAGAAATATTAAAACTTAGAACTCGATTCTCTGAACTGGAAACGGCTTTAATTAACAAGTATGGTAAAGATGCTGTTATTAACATTCAGACGGGTGAAATAACACAAAAAGAAAATGGCTAAAATATCCAACACTACCGTTTATCCTAATCAAAGTCCTGTACAATTATCGGATTACTTAATAGGAACAGATGCTGCAACGTTAGCAACTAAGACATTTACTGTTCAAGCATTAGCAGATGTTATTGATGGACAGGTAACTTTACAAGAAGTCTTAGATGCAGGCAATAGTGCTACTCAAAACATTGTACTACAAGGTAATTTTACAGGAACAGGAGACATTACTAGGACTGGAAACATTGAGTTAACAGGAAATTACGTAGGTGTAGGAAACATTTCCAATCAAGGAAACTTAACTTTAACAGCTGGAGTAGGAACTTTCCCATCAGTAGATATTAATGGAGGTACCATTGACAATACAACAATTGGAGTTAGTGCAGCTACTAGAGCTGTATTTGCGTCTTCAGGAACTACTGAAGCAGTTAGAGCGGTAAGTTTTAACACAGCAGCCCCTGCAATATGGATTCAAACAGGAGGTCTTAAAGCTAAGGACGGTGCTGGAAATGCTAGTTATGGGAATGCGGGAGATATTTTAGTAAGTCAAGGTAGTGGTGGAACTACAAGTGATCAAGTTCCTAGATGGACATCACCTGGTTCATTGAGTGTAAGAAATGTAATAGAAGATGTTCATATTAGTGCGGCAAGTACAGGACCATCTCCTTTCCCTGTAGGCTTACCTGTTTATGTTTCAGGAGCACCATCAGGACCTAATAACTATATAACTGTAGATTTAGTAGATACTACTACTCCTTCAGAAATGCCTGCTATTGGTTTGATAGCAAATGAAGACATACCTGGAACTGACTCTAAGGTGATTGTTAATGGAGAGTTAGAGATAAACGAAACTCTTATTTCAGGAACAGGTGGAGTTGGTGATGTAGTGTACGCAACAAGATACAATGCCATAACAGCTCCATTAGGTTTAACTTATGACAGACCTGTTGCTTCTAATGATTTAGTTCAAAACGTGGGTGTTGTAACTAAGCAAGGTGCAAGTGGTTCTATGCATGTATCATCTACACAAAGGTCAAATGACTTACCAAACCTACCGGGGAAAAGTATTTTTATAGGGTCTAACACCGCACCTAATATAGGAAAAGCAGTAGATACTAATAAGATAACAATAGATGATAGTGTAACACCCGCAGCTAAAGTTTATGATATACAACTAGGTGGATCACCAACTGACCCGAGTGGATTAACTTCTAGTATATTAAAAGGATTTGGTTATATTGATTATGCGTTAGATGCTAGCTTTAATTTAGCTATTGGTAGTGAATCTATGAATTCAAACTTAGGAGCGTTTACAGGTTCTGCCAATACAGCTATAGGTGTTTCTGCTTTAGGTGCTATAACATCGGGTATAAATAATACAGCAGTAGGATTAAGTGCAGGGGTTAGCCTAACTAACACATCAGGGTCTACTTATATAGGATATAGAGCGGGAAGATATATAGACGCTTCAGATAATACAGCCCTAGGAAAAAACGCTTTAGAAGGAAGCGCAGCTACGCAACAACCACAAAACTGTGTAGCCATTGGAGCTTCTGCCTTAGAAAACATTCAAACAGGTGGTAACTTAAATACTGCCGTAGGAATATCAGCTGGTTTTAATAATAGCACAGGTGTTGAGAATACGTATATAGGCTCTAACGCAGGTAGTGGAGGAACTACCGTAACAGGTAATACCGCAGTAGGTTCATCAGCTTTATCAGGAGCAGCTGGAGCGGAAAGTGCTGCCGTGGGATATAGAGCTTTACAGTTAACAACTGGAGAAGGAAATACAGCCCTAGGATATTCTGCTGGAAACAACGTAACCACAGGAGATTTTAACACTTTATTAGGTTCTAATGCAGGAGCAGGTATTACTACAGGAACTGCAAATATTGTAGTTGGAAATCTAGCACAATCTACTGGGTTAGCAGATGCTGTAGCTATTGGACCTCAAGCCAGCACCAAAGACAATAGTGTTGTAATCGGAGGTGGTGTAGGAGGTAATGGACCAAGTGCTATTGAAACAGATTCTGTTCTTATTGGATATAATGCTCAAGCAACTCAAACAGCTGCAGCTAAAGGTAGAGGAGCCGTAGTAATAGGAGCTAACGCTTCTTCTGTAGATGGTTCAAGTACTCCAGCTGGTGTAGGTGGAAATATTGTAATAGGAAAAGGAGCTAATTCAGCAGGTGATGTAAGTATTGCGATAGGATTCAATGCAGCTATTGCAGCTACTGGAAATAGCACAGTTTGTATTGGTGGAGCAAGTGGAGCGTCAGGAGATTCGAGTGTAGTAATTGGAGATTCAGCAACAGGTAACCATGCAAGTAGTGTATCAATAGGTACTTTAGCTCAAACCTTCGCTCCTCAAGGAACGGCTGTAGGTAGAAATACTGGAGCTTTAGATGATGCGATTGCAATAGGATTTAATGCACAAGCAGGACCACAAGGAACATCATTAGGAGCTAACGCCAATACCGCAGGTGGAGTTGATCAAGTAGCTATTGGGGCAAATGCCACTACAGCAGGAGGCCCTAATCAACCTTATGTACAATTTAGTAATGCTTTAGGTGCTTCTTATGGAACTAACACGGGACTTTTACAGTTTCCAGATAATGCAGCGGCTTTAGCAGGAGGTATTCCTGTTGGTGGGCTGTATATAATTGGGGTAACTGGTGGAGCAGTTAGCAGTCCTGCGATGCTTGCTATAGTAACGCCATAAAGAATAAAATAAAATGAAATGGAATATATTAGAAAAGTCTCGATTGGATCGGACTATAAATCCTCTATGAATTATGTAGTAGGTCAAACAGTACTTAGAAAATACACGATTCATGTAATAACACAAGACGAAGAGGGAAAAGTAAAAGTTTATGTAGAAAATAACAAGAACGAGGTTTTCTTGTGGAAGACATTTAGTATCACTATGCCTGTGAGCGTAGAGTATAACGTAAACTATTAGTATGAAGTCACCCTATTCATTTGTAATATCCCCCAAAGGAGGTGTTAGATATAACAACACGAGTAAACATGGGGATGGTAAATTAATCACTAGCTCATCAATAGAAGACCATAAAACTGCCAATAGATTTGGTGTAATCAAAGAACTTCCTATTGTAAAAGAGTATTCTGGTAAAATAAAAATTGGAGATATCGTAGTTGTACACCACAATATTTTTAAAAAGTATTACGATATGAAGGGAAGAGAGATGTCAGGCCCTTGTCATTTTAAAGATGATTTGTATCTTGTGGATATAGACCAAATGTATTTATGCCATGATGGAAAGAAATGGAATCCTGTAGGAGATTATTGTTTTGTTAGACCACTTGAAAAAGAAAAAGAGGTTATACTAACTAAAGAAAAAAACAAAGAATTAACAGGTGAGTTGGTTTATGGTAATCCAAAACTTACTGAATTAGGAGTTAGGGTAGGAGATGAAATTTGTTTTACACCTGAGTCAGAGTATGAGTTTGAGATTGAAGGAGAAACATTATACCGAATGAAAACTAGAGACATATGCGTGTTGATTTGAAAGTAAAAAAACTAAAGGAAGATATTATATCGGCAGGAGAAATAGCTGTTAGAGAACTTATAAAAGTAGCTAAAGAAGATATTATTAAATATGATGCTGAAGATGATTTAGCGGCAGACAGATTGAAGAACGCAGCTGCTACTAAAAAGCTAGCCATATTTGATGCATTTGAGATATTAAAAAGAATACAAGAAGAACAAGCCTTATTGGAAGAAAGAGAAATAAAGAAAGAAACTTACCAAGGCTTTGCAGAAAAACGGTCAAAATAAATTACATAAAGTTGTACAAGAAGTTGTACAAAAATCAGTAATAGTTACTAAGAATAGAGCTAAGAGCTGGGAGTATGGATACAATGAAAAGTACGACATAATAGTCATATCGAAAGACGGGACTATAGGAGATATATATGACATTCAAGGGCTAAAAATAGCTCTGCCTAAAGTTCCTAAAAAAGTAAATAACTACCACGAAAAGTGGAGAGCTAAAGAATTACCCAAAGAACTTCGGTATCTAAAAACTATATTCGATTGGAACAAAAAAGAACAACAGTTTAAATCAAAATGGATTTCTTACATTGAAGAAGAGTTTGATTATCGTGATGAAGGTTACTGGTTTATGAATAATGGTGAGCCAACTTATATTACAGGAACTCATTACATGTATTTGAATTGGACAAAGATAGATGTAGGTAAACCAGATTTTAGAGAAAGCAATAGAATATTCTATATATTTTGGGAAGCATGTAAAGCAGACAAAAGATGTTTTGGAATGTGCTATCTAAAAAATAGACGATCAGGTTTTTCATTTATGTCATCGTGTGAAGCGGTAAACCAAGCTACTATTAGTAGGGATGCTAGGGTAGGTATACTATCTAAGACAGGTGGTGATGCTAAGAAAATGTTTACTGATAAAGTTGTTCCGATTTCTAATAACTATCCTTTCTTCTTTAAGCCTATACAAGATGGCATGGATAAACCTAAGACTGAATTAGCTTATCGTGTTCCAGCTAGTAAGATTACTAGAAAGAATATGGATAAAAGCGATGAGGTTCTGATGGACGGACTAGATACAGTAATAGATTGGAAAAACACATCTGACAACTCTTATGATGGGGAAAAACTACAGCTACTAATACACGATGAAAGCGGTAAATGGGAAAAGCCTGAGAATATATTAAACAATTGGAGGGTAACTAAAACCTGTTTAAGATTGGGTAGTAAGATAGTTGGTAAGTGTATGATGGGTTCTACTTCTAATGCGTTAGACAAAGGTGGAGACAACTTTAAAAAGCTTTACGAAGATTCGGATATAACAAAAAGAAATGCCAATGGTCAAACTAAAAGTGGGCTATATTCATTGTTCATTCCTATGGAGTATAACTTTGAAGGATATATTGACGAGTATGGTATGCCGGTACTAAAAGATGTACAAGAAATTGTACAAGGTATAGATGGCGAAATGATAAAAATGGGAGCTATTGACTATTGGGAAAACGAAGTAGAGTCTTTGAAAATAGACCCTGACGCATTGAATGAGTTTTACAGACAATTCCCTAGAACAGAGTCACATGCGTTTAGAGATGAGACAAAACAATCTATATTTAATCTAACTAAAATTTATCAGCAAATAGACTTCAATGATGGTTTAATTGTTAATCAATTTCTAACGAGAGGAAGTTTTAGGTGGAAAGATGGAATTCAAGACAGCGAAGTTATATGGAGCCCAGATAAAAGAGGACGGTTTTTAGTTTCGTGGTTGCCTAAAAAACATTTACAAAACAGATTTAAACACGGTTCTACCTTTGCACCACTTAACGAACATATTGGTGCGTTTGGATGTGATAGTTACGATATATCAGGAACGGTTGATGGATTCGGTTCTAACGGAGCTTTACATGGGTTAACTAAATTTCATGTAGACGATGCTCCTACTAATGAGTTTTTTTTAGAATATGTAGCAAGACCACAAACAGCAGAGATATTTTTTGAAGAAGTATTAATGGCCTGTGTTTTTTATGGAATGCCTATATTAGTAGAGAACAACAAACCTAGACTATTGTATCATTTTAAAAACAGAGGTTACAGAAAGTTTTGTCTAAACAGACCTGACAAGCATAAGAATCAACTGTCTAGAACAGAAAAAGAACTAGGAGGTATACCTAACTCTTCTGAAGCAGTAAAACAAGCTCATGCAGCTGCTATAGAAAGTTACATAGAAAAATACATTGGATTCGATAGTGAAGGATCGTATAGGGATAAAGATTTAATAGGTACTATGTACTTCAATAGAACCCTTTTAGATTGGGCTAAATTTAACATAAATAAACGAACTAAGTTTGATGCTACAATTAGCTCAGGATTAGCTATTATGGCGAATCAAAAACACTTATACCATACTCCACCAAAAGAATCAAAAATAAGCATTAACTTTGCAAGATACAACAATTCAGGTGTACGAAGCACAATTATAAAGTAAAATGAAAGACTTACAAATCGTAATTAACCCCATGGCGTTTCCAAATCAAGAGGCCACAGATGCGGAAAAAGCAACTGAAAAATATGGAAGAGCAGTAGGAGAAGCAATACAATATGAATGGTTTAGACGAGATGGAACTAGTTGTAGGTTTTACGATCAATGGGTAAACTTTCACAGATTGAGATTGTATGCTCGTGGAGAACAACCTATCGGTAAATATAAAAATGAAATAGCGGTAGACGGAGATTTATCGTATTTAAATTTAGACTGGACTCCAGTTCCTATCATTTCAAAGTTCGTTGATATTGTAGTAAACGGGATGGCTGATAGATTATTTGATGTAAAAGCTACGGCTCAAGATGCAATGTCAGCAGAAAGAAAGCATCAATTCCAAGAGATAATCCAAGCAGACATGTTGTCTAAAGAGATATTGGATTACACAGAAAAGGAAATGGGGATAAATATGTACAATGTTCCTAAAGAAGAACTGCCTGAAAGCGATGAAGAGTTGTCGTTGTACATGCAAATGAATTATAAACCTGGTATTGAAATTGCTCAAGAGGAAGCCATAGATACTATACTACAACAAAACCATTATACTGAAAGATTACAAAGACAGGTTAATTATGATTTAATGGTATTAGGTTGTGGCTTTGTTAAACATCAGTTTTTACCTAACGCTGGTATTCAAGTTGACTACGTGGATCCTGCAACTTTAGTTTATAGCTATACCGAAAGCCCGACATTTGAAGACTGTTTCTATTTTGGTGAAGTAAAACAAGTTCCTATTACAGAGATACCTAAGATAAAACCAGACATAACTAATGAAGAGCTAGAAGAAATAGCTAAGATGTCTAGTTTATGGTACAACTATTATGGGATTATAAGACCTTATCAAGATACATTGTTCCAAAAAGACGTAGTAACTCTTCTGTATTATAATTATAAGACCACTAAAAAGATGGTGTATAAAAAGAAGAAGATGGATAATGGGGGAGAAAAAGTAATTAGAAGAGACGAAGATTTTAACCCACCAGAAGAAGGACAAGAAAGATTTGAAAAACTAGAGAAAAGAATTGATGTATGGTATGAGGGAATAATGGTAATGGGTACACCTAAAGTTTTAAAATGGGAGTTAGCACAAAACATGGTTAGACCAAAGTCTGCTTCTCAATATGCGTTACCTAATTACATTGGTTCAGCTCCAAGAATGTATAAAGGAATCATCGAATCTTTAGTTAGAAGAATGATACCATTTGCAGACCTTATTCAAATCACACATCTTAAATTACAACAAGTTATATCTAGAGTAGTACCAGATGGTGTATTCATAGATGCAGACGGATTGAATGAAGTCGATTTAGGAACAGGTGCTAATTACAATCCTGAAGATGCATTAAGGTTATACTTCCAAACAGGTTCGGTTATAGGACGTAGTTATACCCAGGATGGAGAGTTTAATAATGCTAGAGTTCCTATACAAGAGTTAAATTCTAATAGTGGTCAAGCTAAGATGTCTAGTTTGATATCAAGTTACAACCATTACTTAAATATGATGAGGGATGTTACAGGATTGAACGAAGCTAGAGATGCATCTACTCCTGATCCAGACGCATTAGTAGGATTACAAAAGTTAGCTGCAGCTAGTTCAAATGTGGCTACGAGACATATATTAGATTCATCTTTACAAATAACTCAAAAACTTGCAGAAGCATTATCACTAAGAGTAGCAGATATTTTAGAATACGCAGACTTCAAAGAAGAGTTTGCTATGCAAATAGGTAAATACAATGTGTCTATTCTGAATGATACGAAGAACTTATACTTACACGATTTTGGAATATTCTTAGAAGTTGCTCCTGATGAAGAAGAAAAAGCTCAGTTAGAGCAAAACATTCAAATGGCATTACAACGTGATCAAATAACATTAGAAGATGCTATTGACATTAGGGAAGTAAAGAATTTAAAAATGGCTAATCAACTGCTAAAGTTGAAGCGTAAGAAAAAGTATGAGCAAGATGTAGAACGTGAAAACCAAAAAACACAACAACAAGCTCAGATAAATATGCAATCTCAACAGATGGCAGCTCAATCATCTATGCAAAAGGTACAGGCTGAAACGCAGGCTAAGATACAAATAGAACAAGCAGAAGCTCAGTTCCAGATTCAAAAGCTACAAGAGGAAGCTAGATTGAAGAAAGAATTAATGGCTGAAGA